TTCTTCTCGAGATAAGCCGCATGTCAGAAATGACATGAAACTCTATGGAGTAAAGTTCTCGAAAGCCTTTAATCACTGCTGAAGTTTTTCTTCTTCAGTCATTAAAGGTTCAGGATCTTTTAATTCTTTTAGAGTTACCTTGTTAAGCTCTTCAACTAAGTTACTATAATTATTTATTATAACTTTAGTTCAACCGCTAGTATCTAAAGAATGCTCTGCAGTTGAGGAACCGTAATAGATTTCTTCAACTTCAGAACTAGCTTCTTTAATACTCTTTCTTCAAAGTTTGTCTAGATTAGCAACTGTTTCAGTTGTATTTCTAAACATAGACACAATTTTGTCTACTTTCAAGAAGGTAACATTATTAAGAGTATCTATAATATCAGTACTACCATCATTAAAAGCCTTTAGACTTTTAATACTAGTATTAAAGCTATTATAAATACCCATTAATAATGGATGGTTGTGAAGTTGGTTAATACTAGACATAGATCCAAAGTAATCTTTGAATTTATGCATAGCATTAATCGACTCCAGATTTGCTAACATCACAGCACTGACCATTCCTTGACCGAGAATTTCACGAATGAATTTGTGAATTAATTCTCCTTGAGGTATATGTATTTGACTGTTGTCTTTGAAACAGATAGCGAGATAATTTCTTAACTCGTCATTTGTTGAAAGGCCAAGAGCAAATCTAATGGACATGCTGAAGTGATATAAATGATCTTTAACTCAAGTAGAAGATAAATATCTTCTACCTTTGAGTTGAAGACCACTATATACTTCAACAAGAACATCGATTAGCTTTCCACGAATTTGGAGTGGCACTTTAAGAGAATAATTAAGAACAATAAGGTATATGACCTTAAGATTCTTTATATTCCTTAAAATACCGCCAAATGGTAGTCCACTGATTTCGATCCCATCTGATATTCATCTTTTCGCAAATTCATATGTACCCTTAGATACATGTGTCTTTGTAGGTGATATATCTACACCTAATTTAGTCATTATTGCAAGATAGTTACTTGCAACAATATCATTCTTGATGACTATGTCGTCACCAAGTATGATGTAATCTTTGAATGTACGAAAGTCAATATGACTTTTCCTACATGCTCAGGCTACAACTAAATGATGTGTAAGGGTGAAAGCTGCTCAAGAGCTATAAGCTCCCATTGGTTGTCCAACATTATATCTAATATTGGTTCCATCTGGAGCTTTATAGTCTCTTCAGACTAGTAAGCTTTCCCATGACTCAGAACGCTTATATCCTATGATTTCTCGTAGGACACGTTTCTGAAGTTTAATAGGAAAGCGGTCAGTGGCTGCACTAAGATCTATAGAGTAGTATTTACCTTGAGATCCTCAACTATTATAAGGGTCTTGAGTAAAAGTCCTGTCCTGATCTATGTTACTTAAAATTTTAAGTAAATACTCATGGAGAGGTTTGAGAGCTCACTGACTATGATAATCTAACATAGCAATGATTCTCCTTTTACACTCAGGGTCCTTTATAATACTTAATTTCCCAATACCATCATTGGTTTTCGGGGGTAGCAGAGGATTACCTTCTACTGCTCTGTTTCAAGCATCTTGTATTCTAGGAAGAATCCTTCCATTAAACACATGATCTGAAACTAAATTAAGAATACTTTGTCAATGACCGTATCCTAATTTTAGGATCGTGTTCATTGCATTGTATGTTGATGGACCTCCAGGTCCTGATTTTGAACTGAAGTAGTCAGAATCAGGCCCGTAATCGGGATTATACACTCCAGGAAGCTTAAGATTAGTTATAAATTCAGTTATAAATTCATCGGGAATGACTTTTCCAGTCTTTCCTTTATATGGATCTGTAATAGTTTTATAATTAATCTTAATTTTCCTGTCTTCCTTAGAATTAGGCTCTAGTCCTCTAGAAATATTCAGTAAAGACAATATATATCTTTTACCTAATACTCCTTTCGAGTCTAGAATCTTTCTAAGAAAGAGATACCTCTTAGGGAATCCGCGTTCTAGACCTACTAAAGATTTGTTAGTCATTAATGGTTTCTTACATATGTATCTAGTTATATGAAGTCTTACGATTTTCATATACTGTATAGTATGTGGAGTTCCGTTATGATGTATTAAATCTTTTAGTAGATCTATAAACAGCTTAGTAGAATTAGAAAATTCTGGGAACAGTACATCCAAGAGTTTAATTGTAACTTTTGTTTGTATAGTTGTCATACATTTTACTAACTAATTTGCTGTATACAGCTTTCTTAATCAAAAGCTATGTCATAACACTAATCTATTAAGTGTTTCCAATACTTAATTTAGTGTCTGTGCATAACTGTAACTTTGGGGTGTTACAAACCTCAGTTAAGAAGGTTGGAACGTCCTCCTTTTGGTAGTACTCCATAATAAATATGGGCTCCAAGTTCGATTAAAGTTAATCCGGGACAACTTTTCCCGCGGTTTATCTTAGAG